CTCCAAATCCGTTTACCTGGTGCGGCATAACAGCCGCATTCATCAGACTGTTCTGGAGCAGCATTTGACAATAGAGCGCGATAGTTTCGGTCGTTTCATACCGACTATCGAACTGAAAGACTTTCCGGAAGGACTTAGCGACCGCGAGTCGATGCTCAAACTCGCCGACTGGCTGCACCGCTTAGGCGTGGCGATTGAAGATAACTGGAGTCAACCATGACCAAATCAACCATAATCAGAGAGCGTCTGGAAAAAATTAAATCATGGCGTGAAACCTACGGCGCCGGAAGCAACGTAATGCTGCCAGCTGAAGAAGCTGAGGAGCTGGCTCGCATGGCGCTGGCCGCAATGGACAGCGAGTCAGGGTGTTTGCCTCTCGACTACCTGCAGGGGCACAAAGACGGTCTGGAGTGGGCCGCCCAACTGGCAGAGTCCAATCACCCTCAGACCGGAGACTGGCTTTACGATGATCCTATCGAGCTGGCAAAAGCTATTCGCAAAGGTCCAGATATGCCGCCAGCGCAGCCGGTAGCGGACAGCGAGCCGGTGGCGTGGACATGGCACTATCGTGAGCAATGGCATGTCACAAACGATAAATGCCGGGCAGAATTTGTCGCAACAGATGGTGATGTGGCCGTGGTGCCGCTCTATCGCCACGCTCAGCCAGCGCAGATAAGCGAACCGGTATTGCCACTGCAAGACAAAGACCTGCAGGGCGTGATCGACGCACTGGAGCATCCTGCAGGGATTAACACAGCAGGTAAACAGGTTGTGCGCCTCGCCATGGTAGAGCTACAGGAACGCCGCAAGGCCGACAGCGAGCCGGTGGCAGAAGTGGTTTCAATTTATGGCGACCCCGAAGCCTTTGGGGAGCGAGAGATTAGACCGCTTGTCGGCATTCAGCAAATGCCATACGGGACGAAGCTCTATCGCCACGCGCAGCCGGTGCTGGAAATTGAGAGCGAGCCTGTTTTCACTCTCGAGGTTGCGCGCGCAGACTACAAAGGACAGAAACTGGGAAATCACTTTGGGTTTATCACTCTTGATGCGGCGCGTGAGCTGAAAGAGGGCAATTACCAACTCTACACTGCGCAGCCAGCGCCGGTAGTGCCGGATGATGTGCTGGACGCATTGCAGAAGGTTGCTCGTATACGCCTCGACCTGAATGGTTCGACGGCGATCGCCGTGGCATCGCTGATTGCCTGGGTGATGCCGAAGAGGCGCTCATCGAGGTGGTAAACCGCCGCGCCGCAATGCTCGCAGCCGCCCCGCAGGAGGTGAAAGGTGAATAAGGTCGAACTGCTTGAGAAGATATCGGCGCTCGCTACTGAATGCCACACGCTGGCCTGTGAGCTTGATATTGGTGATGAGCGAACCGAAATGTTCGAAATCTACGGCGTGCTGCACAACCTCGGTCGCCGTGGCTACGCCAGTCATGTGGGGAGGCGAATGAATCCACTGCTCTCATCCTGCGATGACGACGAGGATGAGGAAGATGACGACGACTGATGCCTAAACCCACCGCAGTAAGCAAATCCGCGACATTATAAAGTATTCTGGTAGGGTATACTCTACCAAGGAGGGTACCCTATGAAAAAATCAGATGTTTTTTCCACTATCAGAAAGACGGTCGATTGCGCCCCAAAAGGAGACAGAACAGTTACTGTTCAGCTTCAGATTATCAAATATTACCATCACCTTACTGGCGTAACTGCTAAAGAGTTTGTTGAAGAAATTGGACTTAAAAGTTCATTGGTTACACTCTTTACTGATTCTATGAAGCTTGCCAAGAAACTGTCTGAGGTGGGATTTGATAAGGAAAAAATTTAATGTCACAGTGGAACATTGCAGCCAAATCGAAAGATGAGCAGGACAAGGTCAACGTCGACCTGGCAGCGTCCGGCGTCGCCTACAAAGAGCGCCTGAACATGCCAGTTGTCGCCGAAGTGGTAGCCAGAGAGCAGCCTGAGCACCTCCGACAATACTTCATGGAGCGCGTCCGATACTATCGCGAGCAAAGCGTACAGTTACCCCGAGCATCCGATCCGCGCTATCTGGAAATGGCAGAGCAGAACGCCAAGAAATAGCGATTTTCACGTATATGCTCATTTTGCATTTATCCACGGGAAGGGCGATAATTACTTAGTCAGTCTGGACAACTGACAACTTTACCCCGGCGCCAAGTGGGGACACATGGCGCACAAAACCTTACAGCAATCACTGTCACCGATGGCGAAAGTCACCGGCGATTTTCTGCATTCAGCGTTTGACCTCTCCGGAGGTGAAGCGTGAAGCAACAATTCTGCCTTATCAACGACAACGTTAAGCGTAACGTCGTCAGCTTCATCCAGTCTCTGCCCGTCGACCACCGATCGCCGCTGATTATCGAGGCGCGCGAAGAAAGCCGCACCGACAAACAGAATCGCCTCATGTGGCCACTTTTGAAAGACCTGAGCGATCAGGTGATCTGGCACGGTGAAAAGCTGGAGCCTGCGGAGTGGAAAGACCTCATAACCGTACTGGTCAGCCAGATGCAAAACCCGGAGCGTGAGCAGAAATCAGCCCCGGGCATCAACGGCGGCCGCGTCTATTTCGGCGTTCGCACCTCACAATCCAGCAAGCGCTACATGGTCGAGGTGATCGAGGCGATTTACTGGTTCGGCACCGAGCACAATGTGAAGTTCAGCGAGAAGTCCAGCAGTCGGATTGCATGGGCCCAGGAATGGAGGGCTTCGCATGCACAATCTGCTCGGTAAGGTCATGGATCGCGGCATCTTCCGCGTGCCGGCGCGCCGCAAGCGCAAGGTCGAAGTTAAGCCGTCAGATATCCCGACCCTGAAAGACTACACCGCCCGCCTGGTCGATAAGAAGTGGCTCCGCCTGAGAGCACGGAGGCCACATGCTTAAACCAGCACGCCGTAAATGCGCCCACTGCCGCGAATGGTTCCATCCTGCCCGGGAGGGGCAGGTGGTATGCAGTTTTGAATGCGCCAGCGCGATCGGCAAAAAACAGACAGCAAAAGCCCGGGAAGCGGCGAAGGCCAGGGCGGTGAAGCGCCAGCGTGAATCCGAGAAGGAGGGGCGTCAGCGCCGTAAAGCAAGATTGGCTGAGCTCAGACCTAACGGTTACTACAAAGCCCAGGCTCAGAAGGCATTCAACGCCTACATCCGCGCTCGTGATGCTGCTTTGCCATGCATCAGTTGCGGCGAGACCAACCCGCCTGATCTGCATGGCGGCCAGTGGGACTGCGGCCACTTCAAAACGGTCGGCGCTTACCCTGAGTTGCGTTTTGAAGAGCGCAACGCTCATAAGCAGTGCAAATCGTGCAATGCCGGGGCCGGTAAGTACACCGCCAAAGAGTTGACGGTTGCTCAGCAATACGAAGCTGGCCTGGTCGCTCGTTACGGACAGGAGTATGTCGACTGGCTTAACGGACCCCACGAAATGACCAACTACCGCCGGGAAGACTTTATTCGTATCCGCGATGAGTACCGCGCCAAGCTCAAAGCACTGAAATAGCGGGAGGCCGCATGAACCACGACGTTATCGAACGCATCCGCGACCGCTGGCAAAAGCTTCGCCTCTGCCGGCACCGCGGCACCGTACTGGTTGACTACCGCATACCGAGAAATTTCGTTCGCATCTATCAGACCCTGGGAGAGACAGCATGAACCTCGAATCTATCGCCAAATACTTCGCGCCTAAATCACCAATGCTGAGCGACTCGCCACGGGCTACTGCATCGGATGGTCTAACCGGCACTGACATCATGGCCGCTCTTGGGCTGGTAAATGCCAAGTGCGGATTCGGCTTCGACCTCTATCTGGCAAAGATCGGGGTAAGCACACCTGACCGAGCAATGGAGCTACTTTATGAATCAGCAGAGCGATTATCAAACCGCTTTAACATCGTTTCAGAACTCAGCCAGGACGTTCGCAAAAGAGTTCTCGAAGTTCTGTGTGCTTTTGCATACCAGGATTACACGCGAAGTGCTGCCAGCGTTAGAAAATGCACTTGCTGCGATGGGACTGGCTTCACAGAGGCCAAGGTGTTCACCAATAAATGCTCATATCCGTGGGGCAAGCCACCTTATTGGGCAAAGATGTCCCGAGCGGTTCGCCCAAGCCACTGGGAGTGCTGGAGCGAAGTGCGCGAAGTGGTCAAAGTTAAATGCTCAGCCTGTAACGGAAAGGGTGCTATCAGCAATTCGTGTCGCTGCAATGGGAAAGGAAAGGTACTGGATAAAGAGGCCAGCGAGCGCCTTGGCCTACCGGTAATGAGGGTGTGCGATCGCTGCAGCGGAAGAGGCTATGCGCGCATGAAATTTTCGACGGTGCTGGAAGGGGTAAGGGCCGTGGCTGACATTAAGAAAACGGTAGCATATGAGCAATTACAACCGTTCTTCGAGGAACTGGTTTCCGAGTGTCACAAACAGGAGTCCTACGCTGATGTCATTCTCTCTCGGGTGACGAAATAATGAATATTTTCTATGAAAATATAATTTTGTGGAAAATAGCTATTGCAATCTCCGGAAAAACTGGTTAGATTCATCCCTAACGCTGGGAATCCGTTCAGTCGTTCCGAAGCAAAAAATTCAAGCCCGAGGTTAACGCCTTGGGCTTTTTCATTTCAGGGTCAGAAGCACAGCGGTTGTGCGTTCGGCTGTTAACCGAATGGTCGAAGGTTCGAATCCTTCCTGTCCCGCCAAATTAGCGCCATTAGCTCAACCGGAGAGAGCAATAGCCTTCTAAGCTATCGGTTTCAGGTTCGAGTCCTGAATGGTGCGCCAGATAATGGCCTGACCTGATGACGGGCTCATAATCCAATCCACCAGGGCGTTGTTGCCGCAACGCAACAGGCCACCATATCCCTCTACCTTGGGATCATTACGGCTACCGCGCCGTCGCTTTTACCCTTGGTATTTCTTCCCGCCTTGAGCGGGTTTTTTATTTTCAGGGTCGCGGGAATCACCCTCGACGCTTTGTTGGTAAATCAGCCCGACGGCCCTGAACCTTTTACTGACTACAGATAGCACCCCGAACATTATCGGAGGTGGAGACTATGAAAATGCCTGACAAAATCTTTTCGGCGGCCTCGTACTGCACGTCAGGCGGCCTGATATGCACTGGGCTGGCAAGGACCTATGACTGGTTTCATGGCCTTGACTGGAATTTTATTGCCCTTGCCAGTGGCGTGATAATCGGTGTAGCGACTTACCTGACCAATCTCTACTTTAAGCGCCGCTGGACGAAGATGTATCAGCAGTCCCTCGATCGTGGTTATGGTGGCCCGCCACCGCAGGATGAATAGCGATGGCTAACCTGAAAACAAAACTCAGCGCGGCCATGCTGGCGCTTATTGCCGCAGGCGCATCAGCTCCCGTTCTCATGGATCAGTTCCTGAATGAGAAAGAGGGCAATAGCCTCACAGCATACCGTGATGGCTCCGGCATCTGGACGATATGTCGTGGAGCGACCCGGGTAGATGGAAGGCCTGTAACGCAGGGGATGAAGTTAACCCAGGCTAAATGCGACCAGGTGAATGCCGTCGAGCGCAATAAGGCGCTGGCATGGGTTGATCAGAATGTGCGGGTTCATCTGACACCTCCTCAAAAGGTCGGGATTGCCAGTTTCTGCCCCTACAACATCGGGCCCGGTAAATGCTTTCCTTCCACCTTCTATCGCAAGCTGAATGCCGGTGACCGTAAAGGCGCCTGCGCTGAAATTCGCCGGTGGATTTTTGATGGCGGAAAAGATTGCCGCGTGCGTTCCAACAATTGTTACGGCCAGGTCTCTCGACGTGATCAGGAAAGCGCACTGGCATGTTGGGGGATAGATGAATGAGCAGGTTAACCGCCATTATCATCGCCGTTGTGATCTGCCTGGTTGTTTGCCTCGGCTGGCTGGCAATGCATTACCGCAACGCTGCTGCTGAGCAGAAAACCAGAGCCGATAGCGCTGAGCAGCAGGTAAACGCAGCTCAGGCGATCACATCCAACGTTCTGACCACCATGACCATCTTCAACACCATCTCCGAGGCCAATCAGCATGCAAAAGAGCAGATCGCACTGGACGCATCGGGAGCCTCGGCTGATATCCGGGTTGCTGTTGCGAATGATGATTGCACTAATCGCCCTGTGCCTGCTGGCGCAGTTAAGCGGTTGCAACAATACGCGAACGGTCTACGTCAAAGTGCCGGTGGTCCCGTTACCGGCGAGCCTGACGGCTGACACTCCGCAACCGGAAATCCCCGACAACCTGACGTGGGGTCAGAGCCTTGATTTAAACGTCAGTCTGCTATCAGCGTTGGGGCAGTGCAACCGTGATAAGGCTGACATCAGGCAAGCAGAGAAAAAACGAGCCTCGCATTAGCGGGGCTTTTTATTACCAGAAGAAGAAGGAAATACCATGTTTACAGTTAAGACCATCATTAACGGCGTGACCCACATCTGCGAACAACCGAGCGTGACTATTGCCCGTGCGGGGTGTGAGCGTTTCGACGATATTCTCTTGCAGACCAATGACCACTCAAACCCTGATTTTGCTATCTGGCTGCCAGCGGTCTATTCAGACCCGCAGTGCAAAGATGCGCTGCAGGAAGAGGAATTAATCGTCAGTGAGCGCGAGGGGGTTCTGGATGAAGATGCTATCGCCATCTTGGTAGAAGACTTCGAAAGCCCTGAGCATGCAAAGCGCAAGGCATTCGACGGCGTTCGCTACCAGTTCATCTACCCCGGCGACCAGGTATATGTGATGAATTCGCACGGCTCGACAATCGAAACGGTTAAGTAGGGCATTACAGAGCCACTTCCAGAGGTGGCTCGATAATGATATCGTTTACCCTCCATTTCCTGTTAAGTTACTTAAATTAGGAGTTTAAATGAGTCAAGCTTATGTTTCCTATTATGAGGCTTATGATGCCAACGGCAATGCTGTCTATGGTGGCAATGGGTACGTGATAGCGCAAGGCGTGCAGTTAACTAAGGATGAGTTAGAGGGGCACACCAACTTTGTCTTGCAGGAGGCTAAAAGGGTTGTGCCAGCATCTAAGTCAATAATTTTTAAAGGTTTATATAAGTTATAAGTATTTATTAAAAGAACAAGTGCTTCTCTCAATTATTTTACAATGCTTATGACAAAGGTCGCCTTGGGTGATCTTTGTCATGACTTGGCACGCTTCAGTTACACCAAACACCGGATTTGGAGGTTCTGTTCAGGTGGCGTGCTAGTCTGGAGTTAAACGCGAAGCTTTACTCTGCGCTGGGGCAGTGCAATCTGGATAAGGCGGGGATTAGAAGTATTGAAGAACGCCGAAATATTTTGCTATCAGAAGGCAAATCAGAAAGGTGATGCAGTTAATGGATGCTGCGTAAGGCGATAAAGCCTTTAGGTATTCCAGCATTTTTCCTCCTTTGTCGTGGGTTAATGTTGGTATCTCTAGTGTGTAACTTAAGTCCCCCGGGTATCTGTTCCTACTCCGGTAACATTAAAGACATTGGTTGGTTACTTTTCCTCCAATACTCGCCACTATTAAATGTCCAACACGTTGGACAAGGCCTCTCTATACTGAGTCGCATTAACTTCTGAATAGCTTTTGTCTCTTATAGGAGACAAACCCACTCACGCTGCCAAGCGAAAAGAAAGCAGCAATGGCGAGGCTCTAAGGGTCGGTGCCGAACAGATAAAATAAGGAATGGAGTATGAACAAACCCGACTGGGAGGCCATCGAGACGGCGTACCGGGCCGGGGTGATGTCCCTCCGTGAAATTGCATCGCAGCACGGTATCAGCGAAGGCGCTATCCGTAAGCGAGCAAAGCGTGACGACTGGTCTCGCGACCTGAATGCGAAGATTCAGCAAAAGGCTGATGACTTGGTACGCAAGCGGGAGGTACGCAGGACGGTACGCAACGAAAGCACTTTGACCGAACGCGTACTGATAGAGGCGACAGCCGAGGTTATCGCAACGGTACGCATGGAGCACCGGGGAGACATCCGGCGGGCTCGCGAACTAACCAACACGCTGTTCGATGAATTGGCCGGAGAGTGTGGCAACGTGGCCGCGCTTGAGGATCTGGGCGAGATGATGCGATCGCCTGATGACAAAGGCATGGATAAGCTCAACGATCTCTACCACAAAATAATCAGTCTTCCTTCCCGCGTTAAATCCATGAAAGACCTTAGCGACAGCCTGAAAACGCTTATCGGCCTCGAGCGCGAGGCATACAGCATTGAGAATAAGGCTGAAACGAAAGAGGTTACGCATAACGTCATGCTAGTACCAACCAGCGATAACGTGGATGACTGGGAAGCGGCGGCGCAGAAACAACAGGGTGAGGTGCTCGGTGGATGAATTACAAAGCTGTATGGAAGCCACTGCCTGGATCACAGTCTCTGGCTCTGAGTTGCCCGTGTAACGAAATACTTTTCGAAGGTACTCGCGGACCAGGTAAAACTGCTGCGCAGTTGGCCCGGTTCCGGCGCAATGTTGGCGTGGGCTATGGCTCGTTCTGGCGTGGCGTAATCTTCGATACCGAATATAAGAACCTTGCCGACATCATCACGCAGTCGAAGCGTATGTTCCGTCTGTTCAACGATGGTGCTCGATATCTGTCATCTGCGAGCGAATTGCGATGGGTATGGCCCACAGGCGAGGAGCTTCTCTTCCGCTTCGGCAAAGAGGCAGACGACTACTGGGATTTTCACGGGCAGGAATTCCCGTTCATTGGCTTTAACGAGCTGACGAAACAGCAGTCCCCTGAATTCTACGAAATGATGTTCTCCTGCCGACGCTCATCGTTCAGGCCAGAGAACTACCCGCTGGATAATGGCAATTTACTAAAGCCGATCCCGCTGGAGACGTTCAGCACGACCAACCCGTTTGGTATCGGGCATACCTGGGTGAAGAAACGCTTCATTGAGCCAGCGCCACGCGGAACCGTGCAGCGAGACCGGCAAATGGTGTTCAACCCTCAGACAGAACGAGAAGAGGAAATCACGCTTACCCGCGTAGCTATCCACGGATCGTTTAAAGAGAACCCGTACCTCGACCCGCAGTACATCGCGACCCTGATGGCCATCAAAGACCCAAACCGCCGCAAAGCGTGGGTGGAGGGCTCCTGGGATGTGACCAGTGGCGGGAGATTTGACCACCTGTGGAATGAAGCGCTGCACGTCATTAAGCCGTTCCGCATCCCGGATAGCTGGACCGTCGATCGCTCTCATGACTGGGGTGAGTCGAAGCCGTTCTCTAACCTCTGGTGGGCTCAGGCCGATGGAACAGCCGCCGAGCTACCTGATGGTCGACAGTTCTGCCCGCCTGCCGGTTCCCTTATCCTGATCGGTGAATGGTACGGATGTCCGCCTGACGAGCTCAACAAGGGCCTGAATATGTCATCCACCAACGTCGCGAAGGGCGTGGCGTGGATTGACAAGCGGCTGGTTGGCGAAGACGTCGACGAGCCGGAAGAGATTCAAATCGACGGTGTCACGCAGGGCCAGTTGCACATTATGCCAGGCATCTGTAGCGAAGTGATTCCCGGCCCGGCTGATGGGGCGATATTCAACACTGGCGATAACGAGTTATCGATCGCGCAGAAGATGGAAGCTCAGGGCGTTACCTGGTTGCCAGCTGATAAAAAGCCAGGCTCCCGTATCAACGGCGCATCTCTTTTTGCGGATATGCTCGAAGCGGTGGTTGAAGGCGTGAAGCTGGAATCAGGCATGCCTGAGAAGCCAGCATTCTACGTTTTTGACTACTGCCGTGGCTGGATAAGCCGCATCCCGGTGCTCGTTCGTGACGATAAAAACCCTGATGACGTCGACACTCAGCAAGAAGACCACGACTGGGATGGAACACGTTATCGCGTACTGCATTCACCACAAAAAATCACCGGCATGTTGGTGCGATCGCGCTGACGGAGGACACCGTGAACGAAAGCGAAACTAAACAACTCGCCACGAACGCCAGCATCGACCGCGAGCGGATGCGTTACTTCAACGCTCTGTTCAATGGCACCAGTAACACCAAGCGTCAGCGCCTTTATCAGGAGTTTGGATATCCCAAGGAACTTTGCTTCGATGATTTTTACCGGGCGTACCGACGCAACGCCATAGCCGGCGCCGCAGTGACGAGAATGGTCGATGGATGCTGGGAAGATTACCCGGAAGTTTACGAAGGCGACCAGACTAAGGATGCAACCCAGCAAACGGATTGGGATAAACGGGTCAACAAGCTACTCAAGCGATGCTGGAAGCAGATCAAGGGCGCTGACAAACGTAACCTAGTAGGTCGTTACTCTGCGCTACTGATCCAGGTTAAAGACAACAGGCCATGGTCAGAGCCTGTAGATAAGGCGATGGTCGGCAGGCTGCAGGAGAGGGCGCTCGTCCGGCTCGTTCCAGTCTGGGAGGCTCAGTTAGACCCGGTCAGTTACAACGAAGACCAGAACAGCGAAAATTATGGCGCTGTCAGCATGTACTCGTTTACCGAGATACCGGTGCAGCAGCAGCGCAGCGGCCAGCCAGGTCGCATCATCAACGTTCACCCTGATCGCGTTATCATTCTGGCTGAAGGCTCGGATGACGGGCGGCTTGATTCCGGCGAGTCGCTGCTGGAAGAGGGGTTCAACAAGTTGCTGGACCTCGAAAAAGTTTCGGGCGGTGCGGCGGAAGGGTTCCTGAAGAACGCCAGCCGGCAACTCAACTTTAACTTCAGTGCCAAGACAAGCTTCGCACAACTGGCAAGGGCGCTTGGTGTTAGCGAAGCCCAACTCTCAGAAGGGATGGATGATCAGGTTCGACGCCTCAATGACAGCACAGATAGCGCAGTCATCATGCAAGAGGGCGATACGAGCGTGCTTTCAGTGGCGGTTGCGGACCCTGAGCCAACCTGGCGCACCGCGCTGAGCGAGTTCTGCGCAACGGTACCGATTCCTGTTAAAGAGCTTATTGGCATGCAGACAGGTGAGCGCGCAAGTACCGAGGATGCAAAAGGATGGGCGCGCACGAGGATGAGCCGACGCAATGGCTTCCTGACCGACGTCATCACCGAAGTGGTTACTCGTTTCTGGACGCTGGGGGTTATCCCTCCTGCCAGCGGCGAAGAGGTCACCGTGGGATGGTCTGATCTGCTGGCGCCTAGCCAGGCAGAGAGGATTGCCAACATGGACAAGCTCGCGGACGTGGCTGTGAAGTCGACGAATGCCTTTGGCCGCTCTGCTATCACAGAAAATGAGATACGCGCGGCGGGCGAACTGCAAGCCCTGCCTGAACTTGATGATGAGGTGCCGCCAGATGGCAACAAGCCAAAGCCTGATCCACTGTCCGACCCAGAATCAGAAGCCGAAAAGTCCGGTGATACCACGGTCGAAAGTTGACCCCACAATGTCGCGCAAGTCCGTCAGCAAAATGGAGCGCGACATTGAGGCAAGGTATTACTCGATAAAGGTGGCGCTGAAAGCTCTGTTCGACCAGCGCCTTACCGGGCGTGAGCGAGAGGTTAACAGCCACAGCTGGCACTTCATGTGCCACGACCACGGCGAGGATATGCGGCTCTACCAGGTCAACGCCGGCAAGTTCATCTACGACATGTCAGCGCAGGAACTGGCCGACCTGCTCGAAGCGGTACAGTCCATTCTCGACGATTACCTGTTGGAAGGCGGCGAGCAAAACCTGTGGGCGATGGATTACGTCGCCGCAGAGGCGCAGCGCGGAACGCTGGAGGCATACAACAACCTCTCGCAGCAGTCGCAGGTGTACGCCAGCCAGACGACGCTTCAGCAGCTTTTAAGCAGCCCCGGTTATCTGAACCAGATAGCGGCGGCCAGGCTGACTACTTTTAGCGACTGGAAGGTCATCAGCGACACCGCCCGCGGCGATCTGACCAACATCATTACCGATGCGGTAGCGCGCGGAGTTAATCCTCGTGAGACGGCAAGCGTCATCAGCAAGCGCCTCGATGTTTCGATGTCAAAGGCCAAGACCATTGCTCAGACTGAGCAGGTCGGCGCGCTGCGCCAGGCTCAATGGAACGAAACGGACTGGGCTGCCGACAGGCTGGGGCTAAATACCGGGCTTCTGTGGCTGTCAGCGCTAAAGCCGACGACGCGAACCTGGCACGCCAGCCGTCACGGCAAGGTCTACACCACTGAGCAGGTGCGAGACTTCTACGCTGAGAACGGCAACCGGTACAACTGCTATTGCAGCCAGATTCCAGTGCTGCTCAACGACGACGGCAGCATTTTTAACGAAGGTCTCGCGGAGAAGTTGAAGAAAGAGCGAGAGCAGTGGAAATTGGCAGAGGCTGCATGATACAAGGAGGTTTTGCGGAGGTTTTTATGGCAAAACCTGATGAGCCGTATCGTAAGTTGATTGTTGAGAGCTACTACCCAGCCAGTACCTCTGGTAGAAAAGGGAAGGTTCATATCAGGCCAACACCTGGACAATGGGCAAGCCCATCACTGGCTGTCGAATGTTCCAAAAAGTTGTCAGACTTGAAGTTGTACCCAATAGGTAGTCAGTTCGAAATTACTGCCAAACTGACCGACAGGGAAGAGGGCGGTGAATACATTTACAGCTCATTCCGATGGGAGTTTAAACACATTAAATAGGTCGCCACGGCGGCCTTTTTTATTGCCTGAAATCCACCAATGAGGCCCATATGAGCGGCGTATATTTCGAATCGAAGCGACATGGCGATATCTCATGCACGCACGTTAAGATCGGCGGTGTCGAAGCGATGATGAAGCAGGTAGGTGATCGCAAAGTCATTAAGTCACAAGGTCGCGGCAACGTGCGCCAAGTAAAAACTATCGTCAGAGCGCTACACAAAACCATCCAATAACGAGGATCCAGCATGAAACGCAACCGCGTTAACGTGCTGACCGTCGTCAACTCCGCTTCAAACATCACCACTGAAACCATCGACGGCAAGCCACATATCGTGGTTCGCGGCATCACGCCTGTCGTGGACGATATTGTGATGAACCGGAAGTTGTACCCGGCAGCAGAAATCGAAAAGGCCTACAACACGCTTGAGCGTAACCCCATGCCGCTGGGCCACCCGAAGGTTGACGGCAAGCATGTGTCTGCTCGCGATGTCCGGGCGGTGAATGAATATCACGTAGGCGCATGGCTGCAGAACGTCAGCCACGAAGACGGGAAGGTGACGGGCGATATGTACGTTAACCGCCAGTACGCCGAGTCAAGCGAGAAGGGCAAGCGCCTGATTAATCGCCTTGATGAAATGATCGCCGGTACCAACTCAGAACCCATCCACATCTCCACAGGACTGCTGTATTCCGGCATTGCCGCTAATGGCGAGTCGAAGGGCAAGAAGTACAACGAGATCGCCACCAACATGATGTTTGACCATGTGGCGGTGCTGCTCGATGAACCCGGCGCCGGAACGCCTGAAGAAGGCGTCGGTATTTTTGTCAACGCTGAGGGCGACGAGCTCGAAATTGAAGTAGTCAACCTAGCTGATGCTGAAGTACCAGACCCGCAAGACGCCTCATTCAAAACATTCTTTAACCAGCTAAAGGCGTTTTTCAGCGCCAACAGCGATTCAACCCAGAAGGAAACAGATCCGATGAAAGAGCTCATCGTTAATGCGCTGAAGGCTAACGGCAAAGAGGTAGATGGTAAAACCGATGCCGAACTGATGGACGCATACAACCAGATGAAGGCCGAAGAGGTCACCGCCAAGAAAAAGGGCGATGAAGAAACCGACCCGGCTACCGGCGCACCCAAGAAGACGGAACAGGCCGCCAACAATGAAGATATGCCCGCCTGGGCAAAAGCTCTGTCCGATCAGGTTTTGGCGCTTAACAGCAAGATCAACGCGAACTCGGAAACCGAGAAGAGCAACATGCGCGCAGCGGTAAAAGCCAAATTTGGCATGACTGATATCGCTGTCAACGCGCTGGACGGCGAGCCTCTGAAAGAGCTGTTTGCTCAATGCCAGACTTCAACCGGCCTGAATGGCGCTTACCGCCAGGCTACCAATACCCAATCAGTCAGCGAAATGCCGGAGTAAAAAATGGCTAAAGACGGAAAACACGTAATTCACGCCGGTGGCGTATTCCCTAATCCGCTACTCAACCGTGAAGGCCGGGCCACTGCGGTCAAGCCCGGCACCCTGGGCTTCTTCGATGCTGGCGTCTTCAAGGTGTCGGTAGATGGTAGCGAGACAGCAATTATCTATGTCGCTGACTTCGATTATCTGCGTTGCAAAACGGTAGATGACACGTTTGCTGTCGACGATCTTCTGGTTGGCATCCATCCGCTGCCTGGCATGTTCCTGAACGTGCGCGCAGCCGCCGGTACTTACAAAAAAGGCGACGCTCTTTCAATCGTAAACGGCCAAGTTAAGAAGTGGGCCACCGGTGAAAACGATCGCTGCTATTGCGACGAAGAGCGCTCAATTACCGCCGCTGCTGGCGATCTCATTCGCGTAGTGATCAAGTAAGGAGTCACTGAATGCTTGTTTATTCTAAATCGCTGGGCGAAAATACCGGCAACCTGGCCGTGAACCAATACCAGTTCGGTATGCTGACCATGGAGCGTAATGCCGCGCTGAACCATCAGGGCGTCAACGTTATGCAGGAGATCGCCGACCGCCTTAATGCTGTTAACCATCTCAACGGCATCAACGCTGTTCGCTCACCTGCTGACCTGTACAAGGCCTTTGACCAGACCGTGCTGCGTCAATTCCAGCCGAACACTGAGTTCACGCTGTTTAACGACCTGATGCCGCTGTCACGTTCGGTGCGCATCAATCAGACGGTGTATGAATACGCCAAGTCTGGCGGCCGCATGTGGGCTCACACCTCCATGTCAGGCCAGATCGGCGCTGCGCTGGATGCTGTGCAGTACCAGTACGACGGTACTATGGTTCCGGTGCACGATACCGGCTTCAAGTTCCACTGGCGTGAGCCTCGCCTGAACAACCCGGATGCGTTCGACATCATCTCTGACGCTCAGTTTGAGTCAACCAACGAAGTGCGCCGCCAGTATGTGGATTACATCTACAACGGCTATCGCGACGCGGAAGGTAACTACATCAAGTTCGACGATAAGACCTGGAAGGGTCTGAAGAACGACGAACGTGTGGCGATGGTTGACCTGGGCGCATCTGGACTGAATATCGACTTCACCAGCGCATCCGCCACTGCTGAGCAGATCCGTAACGCAGCAATTAAGCTGCGCGACACGCTCAAACTGACCAACAATCAGTACGCCGAGCAGACCTGGTATGTGTCGAGCGCCATCATTTCCAACCTGGAGCGCTACTTCAGCGACAACTATCAGTCCGACACCATTCTGCAAGAGCTTCTGAAGTTGTCCGGCATTGCCGCGATTAAAGAAGACGCTCAGCTGACCGGTAACCAGATCCTGATTGTCCCGCTTACCGCTGGCGTGATTGCTCCGATTGTAGGCCAGGCTTTCGGCACCGTTGCCGATCCGCGTCCGTTCTACAACAGCGATTACATCTGGCGTACCTGGGGCGCTGCTGGTCTGATGGTTAAGACCGACATCAACAGCAAAAAATCAGTCATCTACGCACACAGCTAAGGGGCGGTAAATGGCACTGGTAAAAGTGATTAGCGATAACCTTTTCTCCGGTGCCAATCTCCAGAAGCTGGAGGTTGGTGCTCAGGTTTCGGTAAGCGGTGATGTCGCTAAGCGTTGGGTAGCTGCTGGTCTGGTTGAAATCATTAGTGATGACGAGCAGACGCTGGAAGTGGCTACACCGGGCAATGATGCTGCAGAGCAGGCAGAGCAGGCAGAGCAGCAGGAAGAATCTGCCAGCAAATCGAAGAAGGCGAAATAACCATGGCTGACCAAATCACAGCGGCAGACGTGCAGGCGTTCCTCGGTGAGTTGGGTTATTCAGGTGAGGATATAACATGGCTGTAGTGCAGATAACGGCGGCGCAGGTTAAACAGCAATTGTCTGCTCTCGGCTATACCACCGTCCCTGACTTCATGATCGATGCCTACCTGTGCAAGATGGCGAAGATTGAACCCTGCCTGGTTGCGGCCGGTTACGACGATTGCGATCTGGTGCTGATTCAGGTCTACGCTGTCACGTTGATGGCTCTGACAGCCTATACGCAGCGGATTAAGTCACAGGGAGCTCCGTCCGGTGCCTCTCGTTCGTTTGACTACAGCGACAGCGTTCTCAACATGCGCGATGCTCTACTGGCCCTGGACACGTCTGGCTGCACGTCAGATTTACCAATCGATGTCGGGCAGAAAGTTGGGTTGTTTATCGTTGTTGGTGGGTGCTGAAAGCGGTAAAATGAGTAAGCGGCTAGACCGGCCAGTCGAAAAGGAGGAACACAGACCTCCCTGCCGCACCACATCATCTGTGAAACCTACTGTGAGGTTTACATGAATTCATCAAAACAAATTGATGTCAATTTTCTCCATGAATGCTTCTCCTATGACGCCGACACGGGGAATATATATTGGAAGTTCCGCCCGAGCAGTCATTTCAAAAATGAGTCAGCCTGTCAAAACTGGAATAACAGGTACGCGGGTAATAAGGCTGGTACTGTTGACGCGAAAGGGTATCGAGTTATTAAGCTACTAGGAACGCCACATAAGGCCCATAGAATAATTTGGGCATTATCGCACGGTCAGTACCCTGAAGGTTTTATCGATCACATCAACGGAATGACTGATGACAATCGGCTTGGCAACCTCCGCGTAGTAGATTTTGTCACCAATGCGCAAAACTCGAAAACCGCAAAAAACAACACAAGCGGCTCTCAAGGTGTTTGGCTGGATAAAGAAACTGGCAAGTGGAGGGCTTCCATTGTCCACTTAGGTAAAAGAGTCAGCCTTGGGTCGCATTTGACGCGCGAAGATGCCGATGAGGCGAGAAAGAAGGCTGAGCGAGATTATTGTTACCATCCAAATCACGGCCGAATGTAAGCCGTCGCATTAGCAATCAAGCCACCTTAGGGTGGCTTTTTTATTGGACGCAATTCATGAACTGGATATCTGTAACCGTCCGTCATCCGCGGTCATTTGTCCGTGTATGGGTGATGACTGATACCGGGAAGCAAACCACAGCGTACATCAAATCCAACGGTGAGTGGTTCTTTAACTGCCCTCGCATACAGGCTACAGGCGCAAAGGTATTGAGGTGGCGGGAATGAGTTCAGCAGCTTCTTGGTCTTACACGGCCAAGGCAACTATTTGGCGAAACCTCGGCGTTGATGAGTATGGTGATTCGCTGGGGTTTTCCCCTCCAGAAGTTATTCTTTGCGATTATGAGGGTGGAGTTAGCAAAAGAATTGGCGGAATTGGCGCTGAAATTGTCGCGAAAAACACAATATGGACAGAGTACGCCATCGCAAAAAACGGCGATTACATCCTTATAGGAGAATCAGCATCATCCGATCCGTATTCAGTTGATGCCGATGAGGTGCGACAGGTCATTCGCTATGCCGATACTTTCGAGCGACTGGCTGACGATTTCGCGATTCTGACGGGAGTATAGATATGGCAGGGCGAGTCCGCGGCATGAAAGAGGCTAAGTCCAAAATGGACATCCTCATTAAAGACATTACTGGACGAAAGGCAGTCCGCGGCATTCAATCGGCAATATTGATCCTTGGCGCTGCTTCCGCAAAAGAGGTGCCTCGTGATACCTCAACGTTACTGAATAGCCAATTCCGAGAAATTTATTTCAATGGGACTCTGATAACCGGACGGGTAGGGTATTCAGCGAATTATGCAGTTTATGTGCATGATGCTCCGGGTAAATATTTAAATACCCAGACGGATCGCCCTGTAAAGGCCGGAGAGGCTCCTGGTTCAAGAGGGGTTATATGGGGGCCTAATGGTAACCCTAAATTTCTCTACTGGCCTGCGAGAGATAACGAGAAAGCCATGTACGAAGCATTCAAGAAGGAAATGACCTTATGATGCCCGTGATGCATGAGCGGGTGCGGAACATGTTTGTTGATGCAGGGCTAACCGCCGGTTTCACAGTGCAGCAGCTTATGTATGACGACCCTAGTGATCTGTCGAAGGCAGTCATGGTTTTCAGGCCAAACGGCGGCTCGAATGTCCGCACCAATCTCGGATCTGAGTATCATGTGCTCGTCGATGTTGTCGGCGCGAAAAATAATCGCAAAGACGCGCTCAGCGCCGTACAGCGCATTATCGATTATGTCCAGGCTAACCCAATGGCTGACGAGTGCGTCGGCTATATCCAGAACATGGGCGCGATCCCAGCGCCGGTGCTTACAGAAGAGGGGCGAATAGTCTTCAGACTTCAGTTCGCCTGTACTTACGGCGAATAGCCATTCCAACCAAATAACCCGCTTCAGCGGGGTTTCTTTTATACGTCAAAGAGGAGTTTCACATGGCTAATTGCCAGAGCTCTAACGAGCGCCTGTTCGGCGGAGCGGTCGTGCTGGAAGTCGCCGATGGCTGTCCGGATGTCAAACCACTCGAAACGGAGTGGATGGCGCTGGCTGCTGGTACGTCCAAGGGCTTCGACTTCAACCCGAACTCGGTTACCTCGGATGCGGATGACGGTGGCGGCTATGTCGAGACCATCATCACCAACAGTGACTTCACTCTGAGCTTTGAAGGCGAAGTCCGCAAGAAGGACAAACTGGATCAGTACGGCGTCGGAAAATTCATCAAGTATTTTGCTGACGAATTGAAGGCCAGGCGTCAGCCCGGTATTTGGGTTCGCATGGACTACGGCCCGGTCGAATTCATCGGCTACATGAACATCACAGCACTGAGTTCTGACGGTGGCACCAACGATATTGTCACGTTCTCCACTGAGTTCAAGGTTGGCGATGCGAGCACTATTGAAGTGAACGAAATCACTGCTGTAGCTGTTACTGGCGTGACGGTAACTCCGGCTGCCAGCACTGGTACGGCTGGCGGAACCAGTACCTTTACGGTGAATATCGCACCAACCGGCGCAACCAACAAAGACTTCACTGTTGCGACTACTGATGCGACCAAAGCAACCGCTACTGCCTCCGGCAATACCGTTACCGTGACGCGCGTCGCCACCGGCAGCGCGCAGATCATCATCAACACGGAAGACGGCAACTTTGCGGCCGTGCATACGGTTACAGTTACCTAACGGACATTCCAAAGGGCGGCGTGCTGCCCTTGATAATGCCCATTATTGGAGTTAGCTATGGCTGTCCTGAGAGACATAGGCGAGATCGGCATAAGCGATTGTCGTGAAGGCGGCAAAGATTTTGTTCTGCGACCATCATTCGGAGCAATGGCCAGGCTCGGTGAGCCAGAAGAAATAGTAAAGTTGTATGCTGAAATTAATGGAAGTGATGCGCAGAAAGTTTTTTATGACTGCGATGAAGCCTTCGGTGGCATCCCGGGCTGGATGTTGCCAGTAATAAAAAACCTTTCTGACAAAATCCTGTCTGCCTCTATGCTGGTTTTGCAGGCCTGCTGTGAAGAGGATTTAACTGGGGCGATTGGTGAATGGAGTGAGATAGAAGGCAAGATAATGTACTTGCCCGGCATCATGCCAAAAGAAGATATTGTTACTTTAGCAAAAGAATTATTGCTGCATGGCATCATAGGGAATGCCAAAGTAAGACGTCTGCAGCGGCATGAGGCACAGGAAACTACAACCGAGTTTAATGCGGCTGAGTACATCGCAGCTGCTCAGACCCATTTCAACATTGGCCTGAGAGAAGCTTCTCAACTGACGATGACGGCTTTCCAGTTGCTGCTAGCTGCAAAATATCCTGATCAAAAAGGCTTCACTCGCGATGAATATGATGCGATCGCCAACGAATATCTTGCCAGACAGGCAACCAGGAGAGAGAAAGCAAAGGCGATCAGACAAGCATCGGCAGCTGAAAGTTAGCAATTCGTGCTGTGGATAAAATTTTTTTCATTCATTCTGGTTCACCATAGCTAATCACATCTCATCATAGGTAATGATAGATAACTTAGCATAAATGCATGAAATTTATGACCTATTTACATGAGAGAAGGCAGGAGCTTTAATGGCTCAGTCTTCGCTCTTTAAGAATCTGGTTGGCTTTTTCTTGAACTCACTCTTGAATGTTTCCTCGACGCTTTTGCTTATGGCGTCATAGTCCACGACCTTTTCAAAATATTTTTGTACATCAAACCCGGTAGTTGCTTTGATATGTTGCTTCAGAAGGGCTATCTGCTCTTTGGCCAAATCCATTGATAGGCTTTGAACGTTTATTATTTTCTCTAAGGACTTTATGTGTTCTTCATAGGCCTCTGAAACGATTTCGAGCTCACGATCATGACCTTGAGCATCGTTGTTCAGCGCATCTTCAAGCATCTGGACGATTTCAGAGTTTACAGAGCGACCATTTTCCTTAGCTTTCTCCTTGATTTTTTCTCTCAACTCTTCGGGAAGCCTGATACCTAATGGTGCTATTTGACTGGCGCCTTTCATTTTTAACCTCACAACACATTGACTCTACATAGTGTAGTTTTTTTGTAATTGACAGGATAGAAACATGGTGTAGTATTTAAACTACATAATGTAGCAAAAGAGAGGGCGTTGATATGAAAAAAGCTGTAAGCACCCCACCAACAGGGATTAGGTTTGATAGTAACATCAAGGAGTTGCTAAAAATTGCAGCAAAAAGAGAGGGGCGATCAGTTAATAGTGAGGTGATTAAACGAATTGAAAGGAGCTTGAAAGAAGATGGCTACATCAAGGCATGAAAACGGCAAGACCCGGCAGTGCGCTAACACAAACCGGGTCTCTATCGAAAATAACCGCAAAGGAAATATCGACATGAATAGTGTACAGAACAAAGAGCTAACTTTCCACAACACCAGTTTTGCTTACATGGAAATGGGTGGCCAGGTATGGTTGACGGCTGCCGAAGTTGGTCAAGCGTTGGAGTATGCCGATGATAAAGCTGTTCAGCGTATCTACTCTCGCCATGCTGATGAGTTTACAGCGCAAATGACAGGGGTGGTCAAACTGACCACCCCTTCAGGAAAGCAGGAATCACGCGTTTTCTCTCTACGTGGCGCCCACCTTGTCGCGATGTTTGCTCGCACACCAAAGGCCAAAGAGTTCCGCCGCTGGGTGTTGGATATTCTGGATCGGGAAGTGGCACATTCGCCGATTGCGAAGCAGTTCAGTGACGAAGAGCTTTGCTCGCTGTCTTACCTGTGGAGATCAAGCGCAGTTATGTACGAAGCCTGTCATAACATTTACCCGTTATTGTTGGCCGCAGAGCACAAATTACTACCTCGCTTTGCCTCGATAGTGACCAACCATGCGAGGACTATAAACAGGACGCGAGATCTTCTTCGCCGCGAAACGAAACATATTGAAGAGCATCCATGGGGGGATACTAACTGGAAAAATGTATTTTCATACGGGACGGGAGTATTGCAGTGATGCAAAAAGAAAAACCGCCAGTTGGCGCTGGCGGCATCACTAACATACATAGAAGGCAAACTCTATGAATTCGATTATCAAACATTTTGAGTTTAAGTCAAGTGAAGGTATGGATGTAAGCATTGATGCAGCCCGCTTCAAAGGAAAGCCTGTATTTCTTGCGGTGCCGCTCGCAAGAGCGTTGGGATATACCAACCCAGCAGATGCATTGAAAAAGCATTGTAAGTCACTGATTAAACTTAATTATAGCGAATCGCGAGAATTGGGGTTCGGTGACAACCCACGAGGTATTCAACTCGTTGGTCAGGCAGATGTGTTTCGCCTCATCATGCGCAGCTCGCTCCCTTCAGCAGAACGTGTTCAGGATTGGGTATGTGAAGAGGTGCTCCCGGCGCTGATGGATACGGGAACTTACAACATTTCGAGAGATAAGACGTCATCAGGACTTCCAGAGTACCGCCTTGCCAAAGCTGAACAACTCAAAGCTCAGGCACTGGAGAAAAACATCGCATCGGCCCGCGAGTTGATGTCAATGTTCCCGCGGCTTGGTGAATCGGCTAACCAGGTGATCGTTGCCACCCTTGTTAACCCACTTCTCGGTCAAGAAGTTGTGCCACTGCCGGCGATTGAAGAGCATTATTCTACGGCGGGTGAAGTAGCGGCGCAGCTCGGTTGCACTGCGAACAAGATCGGTCGCGTAGCCAATAAACACAACCTGAAAACTGAGCAGTACGGCAAGTTCTTTCTGGATAAGTCGAGACACTCAGATAAGCAGGTTGAGGCGTTTCGCTACAACGCCGAGGGAGTTCAGGCACTTCGCCATCTGATTAACGGTGCTGATGTTGCCTAACTGCCTGATAATAAATCGAAGCACTAATTAGTGCTTTGGTCTCTCAAACCCGCTTAACTGCGGGTTTTGTCGTTACCGCTAGATGGTGAAAAAATGAATAATAAAATAAACGGCATTGTGGATGTAGGTGAAAAACCAGAGAGTCCAAACCCAGGCGAGCCCGCGGAGCTTGGTGGTATAGGGGCCGATATTAAGTCCATGGAAAATAGGATTGTTGACAAAATGGACGAAAACCAGAAGTGGCTGATTGGCCTTTTGGTGTCGGCAATACTGGTGCCTTTGTTCATCGCGTTGGTTACTAAGTAGCGCTGCTGCGGGTTTTGTCGTTCCCACTCATACCTGATAGGATTGTTCTGAACATTCAAAACGGATACATCCTAAAATGAAAAAGACGATCTTGGCTTTGTGTGTAGCTGCTATCCCTCTGGTATCAACCGGCGCTGAATATGTAACGGAAGGCTCTTGGCAGGTTAAGAAAGAAGAAAACAAGATGACCGATATGACTGATGTTGTAGCCATTAATAGGTCACCAGATGTCTATATGAGGCAAGGAATTGAAAGAAGTACTTCCATTGTCTTGCGATGCCGTGAGGGAAAAACGGAAGCATATCTTTCCGTAGATGAGTATATGGGGATCGATGACCCGTTAATAACCATCAGGTTTGATGGAGGAAAGCCGCAAAAACGGAGATGGAGCGCTGCAGAAGGGGGCGAGGCGGCATTCAGCCCCAAGGCCATATCCTTCATAAAGGATATTTCCGCTCATAAAAAAATGATCCTGGGGTTCGAGCCATATGGTTCAACGATGCAAGTAGTTGAGTTTGACCTCACTGGAGCAGATTCAATAGCAAAAGAAATTTCCTCTTCATGTAAGTGGAAAATGTGATTTCTGCCGTGCTATCCATGATCAGCAAGTGAAATAACTAATCACATATAGAACCCGCTCAGGCGGGTTTTTTGTTTATAAGGGGTTGGATATGTCTGGTGACGAGCTCGCTGGAAGTGTTGTCTATGAGGTGCGCGCAGAAGTTCAGCCTTTATTGCAGGGTGGGAATCAGGTAAACAAGATCCTGTCTGAGATAGAATCCTCTCTGGATGCGAACATCGCACAATTCAAAAAGATGGACACTCAGGTTTCAGCGACCGCGCAAGGCGTTAACCAGTCAGTGCGTAGCTTTGGAGGATTTCAGAACGCGCTGCGCCAAAGTGGATATCAAATCCAAGACTTTATCGTGCAAGTACAGGGCGGACAGTCAGCCTTAGTAGCCCTCAGCCAGCAAGGCTCGCAACTTCTTGGTGTATTTGGCACCGGAGGCGCAGTCGCTGGAGCACTATTAACTTTGGGTACAGTAATCGTCGGTTCTTTGATTGCGGGTATGGATAATGCGTCTGTATCTACAAAGGCCCTGACAGACTCGCAAAAAAGATTGGCGGATATTTTTCAGATTACGGCGAATGGTGTCGTTGTTCTGTCCGACAAATTTGCAAAATTGGCTGAGACTAGCGAAAACGCCGCCAGGGCTCAGCTAACGATTGCTCTTATTGATGCGCAAAATATTATTAAATCATCGGTTCAGAGCGTAAATGAATTAGGCGATGCTCTTGGGACATGGAAGGCACCATTATCAGCAGCAATAAGCCAACTTGACGCACTGAAAGCTAGAGGGAGCGACGTCAATCAGGCGCTGAAAGAACTAGGCGGCACATACGAGGGGAATATCGTAGGGCTAAACCAGCTTAACCAAGTTGTGAATGAGGTATCAAAGGCATTTGGCGTTAGCTCTGAGGATGCAGTAAAGCTGGTTCAGGCATTAGCTGACGTCAGGCATAACGCCAACCCTGATACTATTGCCGCGTTGCGTGATATCACTGTCGATCTCAGTCAAAAATATGGTTACGCGAATAAATCGCTATCTGAATTTACTGGTAAAGTTGGTGAATATTCGCTTAAGGCTGACCAGGCTGCCGAATCTACCCGCCTTGCCAAAGAGATGCTGCAAGGGCATAAGGTTGCTTCAGAGGCAGACACTGAGGCCATTGCGCAAAATACGCAAAGGCTGCAGGCCTACATCCAAATGATAAAGGATGAAGGCGCTACGATAGCTATGACTGCCCGCCAGAAGGCCCTTTATCGAGCGGAGCAGCTTGGGGCTTCGGAAGAAGACAAGAGGGCCATAAATACATCATTCGACAAAATTGATGCGTTTAAAGCCGAGAAAGCAGCGCAAAAAGAGGCTGAAAAAGAAAGCAGAAAATCTGCGTCGTCAGCGGCATCTGAGGCCAAAAAGATTGCCAGTCAACAAGAGTCCGCGGCTCAAAAACTGGATAGACTTCGCGCCGCTCAGGACTTAACAACCGAGTCAGTTGAGAAGCGCCGCATTCAGGAGGCTGGATTGCGCGCCGAACAGTCACTAGGGAGTGGGGCAACTCAAAAGCAACTTGAAGAGGCGAGGGCGTTAGGAGAAGCAAACGAGCGAGCGGCTATATCCATCCAGAAGCGCAAAGAGGCTGAGCAGGGACAGAAGTACGCCAAGCAGGAGATAGCTTCCGCGCAAACTACTGTTGACCCTTCAACTGGACAGGCAGTTGATCCACTGGCACAGATTAATTTGCAGGAGAAACAAAAACTTGACGCCCTGGCTAAGTACCAGGAAATTGATAAGCAAAACACCAAACTGTACGAGGACGCTAAAACTGCAATCATGCAGCAGGCCTCATACCAACGTCAGGCCATCCTTCTGCAGGAGCAACAGACCTATCAGCAGAATGTGAGTTCGCTTTTAGGAGAATCGTCGAATTTCGCCGGCTCCCTGGCTGATGCCATAGGCCAAGCTGCAGGGAAGTCGAGTGCAGCATATCAAGCGCTTTTCGCTATTAGTAAAGGGTTTGCGATTGCACAGGCATCCTTGAATCTTCAGACTGCTATCAGTAATGCCATGGCCATCCCGTGGCCCGCCAATATTCCTGCTATAGCGCAAGCATTGTCTGCTGGCACGCAGATAGTTAGCGCCATAAGCGGAATAAACTATAGTGGCGGACGTAAGAATGGTGGCTCGGTATCACCTGGTAATGTTTACCCTGTAGGCGAAGGAAACCTTCCGGAACTCATGCAGACCAGCAAAGGCCTTTTCATGATACCGGGTGATGGTGGGAAGGTATTCAGCAACAAGGATGTGACAAGCGGATCGCCGCGTATCAAGAAGGCATCGACGGGTAGTGAATACCAAAGCCAGAGCAGCCGCGACAGTGGTTCAACAGGATCGCAGTCGTCGAAATCTATATCGGTAAACGTTCAGTTCTATGATCAGACTTCCGGCGGACAGCATTCATTCCAGGCGCAGGCCAGCCAGGAAGGTAGCGTCGTGACAGTAGAGGGTTTTCTTACCGATGTTGATCGCAATGGACCAATGTCCTCTGCAATTCAAAGCGCTTTTGGTCTCGGAAGAAAAGCGCAAGGTGCTTACTAAGCCAAACCCGCTCCGGCGGGTTTTTTAATGGGTGAACATTATGAAAGTAGCAATCGAGGTTAATGGCGAGGTTATCTGGTACCGCGACAGCGATAAACAGGAGGGGATGGCGTCGTTGGGCTACTTGAAGGACGGCACACAGCAGAAGATCATTGCCGCCCTTGAGGGGGCTTTATTCCAGGCGAAAGGGCAGATGCTATTGCCTGATTACGTTGATTGAATATCTGTATGTAGCGCGATGCCCGGCAGGGAGAGCCAGAACGACATTCCAGTGACCGGAGTGCGGCACCACAATGTTGGCAGGAAATTGTTTATAGAACCCTCCGTAGACCTTGCAACTTTCACCTCGCTTATATCGGTTATAAGCAGCGTCATCCATAACAAGGACGTTGATTTGGTGGGAGCACTGAACGGAAACTATTGATCCTCCCTCCATGTAATCCCTGCTGTGCGTGTAAGACATATGACCTCTCTTGCTGTGTGTGAAAAATACACAGTATCAGCGAGACACATTTAGTAACATCCTGATAAAAGATCAGTGCCGCAGCCGCGGCATTTTTTATGCCCGGAGGAAACGTGGCAACAGTTCAATACCCTCCGTTCCTGCCGCTTCCCCAGCGCGCCGATCAGAATATGACGCAGGATACAGCCTGGCAGACGACGCAGACGGCAGTCGGTCCATTGATAATCACGCCGATCACCACGGACCTGAAAGCAACCTGGACGCTGCAGTGGATATTCACGCTTGCCCAGGCAGAGAGATTTAAGTCGTGGCTTCGCTCGCCGACATACTGCGACCGCGGGCGCGCTTGGTTCCAGATGCCGATCGACCTGGGTGATACGCAGGGCGTGCAGCAGCAGACGCTGCATTTCGTCGATATGCCGGTGCAGACCAGCAAAAACGGCAACATTGTCACCTGGACCGCAACGGTTATCAGTAACGGTATCGAGGACATTACCGAGGACTACGACGACTGGATTGTTGAGGCTCAGCCGGGCTACGGCTATTGGCTGGATTACCTGATCACCGAAGTGATGCCGAGGGCTGACTAATGCCGACTTTGAGAGAGTGGAAGGAGCGCCGGCCGGCGAGCGACATCAAACAGACGGTGGAGTTTTATCACCATGCGTTTGGTTATTACCGGGTGGTCAATAACCTGTTTCGCCCGGCGACGTTTGGCGGAAATTCGTTCGAGCCTGCGCGGTTCAGCGTGACCGAGCCTGCGCAGGACGGAACGGCGGTCATTTCAATGATGATAACCTTTGTCGCCGCGACGGAGCATGTCCGGCAGACACTGAAAAGCTGGCGCGGGGCGGCGCGCATGACGCCGATACAATGCCTGTATCAGCAGTGGAACGCGATCGGTGATGCTTCATCCCTGAAAGACTGGACGCTTTACGTGAACGACATTTCCGCCGATGCCAGCAACGTCACCGTGACCGCCGGCAAGACTAACCCGCTGACGCTGGCCAACTCCATCATTTACACCACGAAAGACTATCCCGGGCTGATCACCGTATGAAACAGAGCGACTTTATCGGGCTTGTTAACGGCAAGCCCTGGGCTAATCGCGCCTGCAGTTTTGAGCAGATGGACTGCTGGGGACTCGTCGTTTTGTATTACCGGTATGTGCTCGGCCTGGAGCTGCATCACATCGCCGGCTACGAATCGGGCGCGGATTTCATCACCTGCTACGAACAGGAACACGCCCACTGGCGGCGTGTGCCAGTGGCGGCAACCGGCTGCATCGCCGTTTTTTACCGCGGCGAAGTGCCGGCGCATATCGGTGTGATGATCAGCCCGGTTAAGTGCCTGCATGCCCGCGGGGAATTTGGTTTCGTGCGCTGCGATAGCCCGCTGGCATTACTGAAGGTTTACAGCAAAGTGGAGTACATGGTGCATGGTGCGATATGAGTTACAGAGGCTGCCTGGCGCGCCGCTGCAGCGAGGGACGGTAGATGCCGGCACCACACTGGTGAGCCTGCTGGATTCTCTGCAGCTGCACCGCGATGTTATCGTTAAACTGAATGGCCGCGCGCTGCCGGATGACTACGATATCAGCCGGCCACTGCGATCCGGTGACGTGGTGGCTGTGTTCGACCAGCCAGAGGGTGGGGTTGGCAAACTCATCACCACGATACTGCGCCCGGTCACGAAAATCCTCTCCGGCGCGCTGAAGGTGTTCGGCCTGTCGAATAAGCCCAGCGCGTCGGTATCTGTGGCGACAGGCGAATCCCCCAATAACGACCTGACCGGACAGACGAACCGCGCGCGACTCTACAAGGGGCGCCCGAACATTTACGGCCAGTGCCGCGTCTTCCCTGACCTGATTCAGGAGGCGCTTTTCGAGTTCGTCGACAATAACAAACAACTGACGGAGTGGTTCGAGGTCGGTTACGGCCGGTACACCATTTCCTCGATCCGCTATTCGGAATCGAACCTCGGCAGCCTGGCTGGCGCCAGTTCTGCGATTTATAACCCGGGTGACGTGATCGGCACGATTGAAGTCGGCTATCAGTTCGATGATGTTGATAACGAGACTGTGCCAGGCCTGAACGAAAGCCAGGACTTCCCGGCTCAGACCGCGACCACGACGGCGCCGACATCGGTGGCGATCGAGAGTAATCAGCTAAAGGCTGTCGTTCTGTCGAACGATGACAACTTTGCCTACTTCGCTGCGCTGGCGGTGCCGCATCCAGTTTCATTCGTCATCAACGCCACCTGGAACGACGGTGGCACAAGCGTCACACGGAATGTCACCGGCGCCGGGAATGTCATCTCATCAGAGAGCTTTATTGGCGACGACACGCTGTCGTATACGACGTTTTATATCGGCGAACTGTCGGGTGAAATTACATCGCTGCCGGGCAATGCGGTTATCAACCCGACTCTGTTCACGCTGAATGACCAGACCCCGCTGGTTATCGGGCCGTCAGTGTCACCTATCGTATCCACTCAGGTCTGGGTGCATGTGCTGGTTCAGCTCGGCGCGACGGCCGGCACAACGCAATACCGAATCAAGTTCTGGCAGGTCGATGACGAAAATAATCAGGTCCCGGGGACATCCGAGCAGCACGATTATTTCTTCGATAACGACTTCCAGGTGACGACCCGGTATTTCCGCACAACGCATAAGTTCGTTCCGGAAGCCGGGGCGGGGCGCTATGCGGTCACCATCGAGCGCCTCGATAACAGCAATGACGCCAACGTCGTGACGCTGATGGCGATCCATGCGGTGAACGTGCGCGAAAACGTCGTGTATCCGGAAGACACAATTGCCCGCATTACGATCAAAGGCTCGAACGACAGCAACAGCAACCGCGAGCAGAAGTACAACATGCTGGCGCAGCGGCATACCATCGGCTATGACCGGACAACCGGCGCGGTCGATTATACGCTGCGGCCGAGTCGCTCGTTTGCCGACGCTATCCTTCACGAATGGGTGGTTGTGGGTAAGCAGGATGTGGCGAGCATTGACGTTGCCGCTCTGTATGCCATTGCCGATTCGCTGCCGGATGAGGCGCTTGGGTATTTCGATTACACCTTCTCGGATGAGAAGCAGCCGTTGGGTGAGCGCATAGCTACGATTGCCAATGTGGCCCGCGTCGACGGCAACAATATCGGCGATGTGCTGACGTTCTGGCGTGATGAGAAAGTGACAAATCCCGATGCGGTATTTGCGCGCTCAAACATGTTCTGGGACGAGTACAAAGTGGCATGGCAAATGTCTCTCCCAGGTGGTTACGATGGCGTGGCGCTGGACTACGTAGACCCTCTGACGAACAAGAAGGCGTACATCTACCTGCAGATCGACAGCAGCGGCATCACTGAGGTTGAGGACGCTACCGTTAACGCGATGCAGATCAGCCTGGACGGCTGCCGCAACGCCACTCAGGCAACCGATCGGGCCTGGCTTGAGGCGAGGAAAATCCTTTACTCACGCCTGACCATGACAGTGAAAGTGCTGGAGTCGACGCAGGTGGTGCGCGGTACGGTGGTTCAGTGTCCGGACATGTACGACAACGCGCAGCAGACCGGATACATCACCGGGCGCTCCGGGGATGTGTTCTCGACGTCAGAGCGTATCGACTTTTCTCTCGGCGATATGTGGGTGGTAATGACCGACAGCCTCGGAAATTACCGCGGGCGCTGGCGGGCCTATCCGGTAAGCGGCAAGCCCAAAGCATTTCAGGCTGCAGCCGACACCTTCGATCTGAACATTTATGACCGCGAAAATGTGCAAAACCCCAGCCGTTATTTCATTGCTACCGACTCGGAACTTAACTCCACTATCTGGCGCGTCGATAGCGCCAAACCTAACGGTGACGATACTCAAACCCTCTCACTCACTGAGTATTCAGACTCGATTTATCCGTAACACACAGCAGTAATTACCAACCTTCGCGCACACCTTCGGATATTCTTCTGAGGGTTTTGCGCGCCATGTATAGGGCGACACGCACAATGGCACAATTACCAACGCCGACGCAAAAGACGGTCCCGAGTGATGATATTCGTGACCACGTTTATGCAGGTGGAATGCTGGATAAAGTAGTAACCAGCACTGATTTGAAATACACAGATCGCCTTGGAAGAGAACACTTTACTGTCGACGGCATGAAGGCCGAAGGGGATAAAGTAGTAGAGGCAACCCGCCAGAACCTTATCCCCCTGAGTCGTCAATACATGACGCTGGCAGAGGCGCAGGCTGATATCGCGAATATCCCTGCTGGCTCGACCACTTATGTACGCAGTTCCGATGACGCGTATCTGGCTATCGAGTATATGAACGTCAGCGGAACGCTGCAGCCTACCGGACGCCGCATGTTATCTGCTGAACCATTCCAGGGGTTAGTTGATGCTGTTCTCTTTGCCGACCCT